CGCCCTCATAGCACGGTAACCTTAGTGTCAGCCTTCACGACATCCTTCCGGAAGCCCCCTTCGAAGCCTTCATCCGGGATGTTGGCCGTGACGGTCATGATGACGTCACCCTTGCCGACCTTCGACGAGTTGAAACAGGCGACATACCTGGTATCATCCCCGTCAACAATAGTGTAAAGGTCCTTCTTCGCCAGCGGGAGACTCCCGTTGGCCGTAGAGAAAACGACACTGAAATCAATGTCGGCCATAGTCTTTCCGACCGGGAGATTGCTCAGTATCACCTCAATCTTGATGTCACTGTCCATCAAGATCCCAAAGCGTGTAATCTTTTCCATATCAATCTTCTTCTGAATAACTGTAAGTAAATGAAAGGCTATGCTGGGAGGCATCATCCTCAATGACTATATCCGTGGACACGACGACAATCTGACGCCAGACACCCCCGACAAGATGATACACCGCCGGAGAGGACAGGAGGCTGACCAGAGCCTCGGCCGAAGCCAATGTCATCCAGCCGGAATTCTGCATATACTTGCGCGTGACCTTGCACTGCGTCTGCTTGCGCAACCCGTTCTCCAGATGATTGCTGAAATCCATCTCTGGCGTGACTGTCCTGCGGCCGCCCATAGCCATGTTATCCCAGCCCCCGAGACGGTTATAGAACAGATACTGCTCCATCGGACGGGATGTGATGTGATATACAGGAGATCGGAGGTCAGGAGCATTGTCCGTCGAGATCCGCACCCTGAAAGTGTCATCGCCGGCCAAATGCAATGCGGATATCGGCTTCAGCATGGCATACTGGCCAGTGCAGTCGCCGGAACCGAAAACAATGCTGTCCTTGATGTCTATCTTGCCGGACCTGGTCTCGATGAACGCCGACATGATGGCATCATCGTCCGGATAAGCGATCGGGAGAATGTAATCCTCAGGAACCGTCAACTCGTCCGCGTCGCTCATCCTCGACAGAGAATCCTCCGAAAACAGGTTCACGTCCGCATAGACATACTTGTCGGCGTCATCGTCGTCAGACCTCATCTTCAGGGAAACATAATTCGTCTGATTGGCCGGCACCTCTGACGGAAGCGACGGCACGAACAGATCCTTGATCAGCGGTTTGAGGTCAATGAGCAGCGTACCGGAAAAATCCGGCCACAACTTCCCGACGAAAAGGCTCTTCTGCCGGAGCAGTTCATATATGCTCACCTCCGGACGGTTCTCCGGCTCGGTGTTAATCTCAAGCGGCGTCAACTTCGGAAGCCAGCTTATACCTGGATAACTTGTCTCTATCATATTACATTGTTATTGGCTGGCAGTCGGTCGGGTTCTCAATCTCCGGAAGAATCCAGAGCTTTGCTTCCCCGAAGGCGATGCCGTGATCTGAAATACTATATTTGAGCGACTTGACGAGCGCACGGACGCCCCTGTAAAGAACAGGACGGCAGACATTCAAGTCCTGCAGGACCTTGACTGGAAGATTCAGCGTCACCGACACCTCCGGAGCACCGTTGAGCAGAAGCGTGTTGTATTTCCGCCAGAATTTTGCGAAAAGCCCGTGAGGGGAAAGACTCGGATACCTGTCAGCACGTCCAGTCCAGCCGGTGGCCGTGCCCATCCAGTATTTGTCATAATAAGCCCAGCACACCATCAACGGATGTTCCTGCTTCTCTTCCTGTCCCTGGATGGCCGTATGATAGTGCACGGCGTCGCCGATGAACGGGATGACAGGCGAAGGCTTGTAATGATAGTGATAGTCGTGCCTCAGTGCCTTATCCGAAGGCTTCTTCTCCTTCTCCGACTCCGAATAATAGCATCCTGAGACGGTAAAGGCATCAGTGCCCAACCTGACACGGGTACCGTTCGTCACCTGCCAGAAATCCCCCGTGGCCTCGGCATAGTACAGACCGTCAGTCTTGCCGATACCCATATCCGTGTTCACCTTTGTGTACTTCCTGAACTTGTTCATCAGCTCCGTATAAGTGGCAGCCACCGGAGCAGCCCCGTCAATGGATGTATCGGCAGAGAGCCTTACTGCAGCAGCGTCCGGAATCTCGAACGCCTCGTCCTCCTGGATATAGCCTGTGACGTCCACCGCCGGGCCCTCATCGAGCACCTCATTCATTATATACACGCCTGCAGTATCGCCATCGACATTGACATAAGCCCCGAATTTATCCTCAAGCCACGTCAGGAATTCCCCGAAAGTAATGTCAGGCACGAAGTCGCGCAGATAGACATTGCCCCCATGGCAGATGAGGTCAGCGCACGGATGGAGCAGGACCAGGTCCTCGTAAGGCTTCGAATCGAAATCATTGTGCTTCACCTTATAGCCAAGCGCGGACAGTATGGCACGGATGATATAGCAGAGATACGGGAACACCGCCACCCCATAGCCGTCCGGCACGTTCAAGGTCAAATCCCCCGACTTGTAGCTTCTGGCCTTGTAGACCAATGAGCCGAAAGACTCGCCATATTCGTCAGAGGTGTCTTCCAACTCGTTCAGCACTATGTCGATGCCCTCGGCAATCTTGCAGCGTACAGGCAGCGCCACCAGCTCGTGCCTGTCAAACCACTGCTGCGTCTCCTTGGTGGTCATGGAATCATTGATAAGGCCGACACAGGTCTCCAGATTCGTCTGCCCGAAATTATACGTCATCTCGGACAATATGTTCTTCAGACTCCTGTCCTTGTCGGAAGAGTATGCCTTGCTCTGGCAGAATGAAATGACACCGCCGATTTCATCCGCAGTACAGGACGAAATCATCAGATTGCCTTGAATCTGGAATGCTCCATACTGGACGATGCACTCGACCCCGTTCCGGAAAGAATACATCCTCGAAAGCAGGTCAGGACGTCCGGCGGCCACGAGGTTCCCGGGAGTGGCCGGAACCGTGAAAGGAATGGAGGCGCTGCCGTCAGACGACAGCATCGGATTGCTGATTTCAATCTCAATCGAGAAATCCTCCGGAAGGCTGAACTCCCCAGCCTCTGTATATATTCTTACCATTACAATGAGATTTTGGATTTGACCCTCTTCTGATAGTCCTCCTGAGCCTGGAGCTGCGAGAGGACGACATAGGCCATAGGCGTCTGGGCGAAGTAGCCACGCAGGAGGGAATAGATGTCATGCAGGACTTCAAAGGCATTGGCCGGCAATGTCGTGCCGCCTGACGTATAGCCGCCCTCGGCGAATCCCGGAACGGACGGGGACTTGCCCCTGAGCCTCGACAGACGCTTCCTCTCGATACGTGCGATTTCCCTTGCCACCGACGGATCCCGTAGTTCCGGCTGTGCGACGACATACTCGCCGCGATGGACAATCCCGGCAGGCTCATACCGCCCACCGCGTCCGGTATAGCCTCCGTCGGCGTATCCCGTGACCTCACGCGTCTGGACCACACCGGAAGACGAGGAAGAATTCCCCGAGGCACCTACAGTCTGGTTCTTGATTGCATTGCGCTGCTGGACTATGCTGGCCACCTCAGCGGCTGTCGTGGCCGCTATGACGCCCGCCATGACGGCGCCGGCGATAGGGCCGAGCTGGGCAAAGGACTGGATGGCCGCGAGAGCTCCTGCAGCAATAGTCTTGGCGATATTGATGGCCATGTCCACATCCGCATATTTCTTCTGGGTGTCGAGTTTCTTCTGCTCATATTCCGCCTCGATGCGTTCCTTCTCCTCGGCATTGTCACCGGCGGCCGTCAACTCCGCCTGCATCTGGGCCTCAAGCCTGTTCAGTTCGGCATCACGCAGGGAATTTACCATATTCCCGGCAGCATCCAGGAACTGATTGGCCGTATCCAGGGAACCCTGCCAGGTCTGAAGATTTATCTCGGCCACAGCCTTGGCATAGTCCTCATTAAGCTGCTTCTTTCTCGCAAGATACTCCTCCTCTGAAATGAGCTGGAGTTCATGCAGGTCTTCCAGATCCGCCAGTTCCGACTTGTGCGTATCCTCCGCCTTGGCCCGCTTCCCCTTCCTGCTGACAGGCTCGGTGTCGTTCTCCTTATCGACAAGCCGGCTGATCTTCTTCACGATATCGACATCCTCCGGAAGAGAATCCAGAAGAGCCTCCATCTCGGCTGCCGTCTCGGCAGTCAACGACTCGACGAGCTTGTCAGCCTCCGCCTCCGCATCGGCATTCATCTTCTTCAGCATCTGGGTAAACTCGGAGGAGTTCTTCTCAAACGCCTGCCTGATGGCCTTCTGGGAAGCCAGCTGCTTGTCGGCGATCTTCGTCTGCAGGTCGGTGACATCCTTGCCATAAGACTGGTTTATGGCAATCTTGGCGTTGAGCATACTGACTTCAGCAGCCTGGCTCCGGACATTGTACTCAGTCTCGGTCATCTGCCTGGCGGCAAGCTGCTGCTTCAGAAGAAGCATCTCCTTGTCATAGGCGGACTGCGCGGCATTGATGCGGTCCTGGTATGCCTTGTTGCTCTTGGCCGCCTCATCAGCGTCAATCTGGTTCTGCAGGGTTCCCCGCTTCCTTGCCTGTGCCGCCGAAGCTGCCGTCAGCTCCTCGTCAGCCTGCTTGAAGGCAAGCGTCGCATTGACATACGAATTCACGAGATCATCATTGGCAAGATTGTACTGGCGGGTCAGACGGGCAGCCTCGACGATGGTCTCATCCCAGCCCTTGAGCTGCTTGTCCACCTCCTCCAGAGCCTTGGCGTTGGCCTCGACAGTCACCTGGTTGTTCGCCCATTTGAAATTGGCCATAATTGATGACCTCTTCTCCAGGAGCTCATTGTATTCGCCTGCCTGGGTGATGAGGTCACGGTTGCCCTCATAATTGTCAATGACGAACTTGAGTTCCTCGTCAGTCATCGACGTGCGCGAGCGGAGCATCTCGATGGCGGCTGTCCGCTCCTGCTCGGCGAGAGACTTCTTCGTCTCGGCCAACTCCTGCTCCTTGGCAATGATATTGTCCAGGGCATCCATCCTCTCCTTGGCGGACTTGCTGGAGTTGTTGGCGATCTCCGTCTGGGTGTTTATGTAAACCCTCGCGTCGGATTCCATCATCTTGAAGGAGTTGGTCCGCTCGAACAGCTCGTCACGCAACTGGGCCGCCTCCTTGGCCGCACGCATCGCTTCCTTGATGGAACCCTTCACCACGTTCGAGCCCTGCCCGATATTGGCGATGAACTGCTGCCAGCCGGCGTTCACCATGTCGGTGACGATGGCCCAGCGGTCTCCCCAGACCTGCGTGGCCTTGGTAAAGGCGTCGAACCCCTTCTTCACCAGGTTGACCGCAGCATCGAAAGCCTTCACCGCCAGCGACCCGACCGTGAACCCTCCTGCAATCTGGGCACCGAGCCCCTTCATCGCCTTGCCCGTCTTCTCTCCTCCGGACTTCACCTCACGGATACGATCCTCGGTCTTCTTCAGCTCGTCGTTGTACTTCGCCCAGACCTTCGGATTCGCCTCCTTGTGGGTGTTGGCCAATGCCTGCCGGCACTGTTTCGCGTGCTTCTGCAGCTGAGAGAGGGACATCGACCCGATACCGAGGGCCTCGGCATACTTGTCGGCATTCTTCCCGGCTTCCTTCAGGGCCTTTGAGTCCGCTTCGAGGGACTTCTTCAGCGCCGCATACTGTGATGTGGACTCCTGCCCGGCATCACGCATCGCCTCCATCTTCGCGGTAGTGTCCGCGATGGACTTGCGCAGAGCGTCGGCGGACTTCTCGCAGTCCTCAAGGCTCTTCTGGTACTGCGCAGCCTGCTGCGGATCCAGCTCCACGTCGGCGATGAACTTGACTATCTCATTCTTTATTCCTGCCATATATCGAATTTTTCACGAAAGTAGCCAAACGGCAGGTGCCGGCAAAGGACAGAAAATTCACACTTTCCGGCCGGAAATCGTCCCGTCGATGGCACGGATCATCAGAGCCGGGATGACCCTGTTCAGCCAGCGGCGCACACCGCCGACCAGGTATCCGTACACCTGCCGGTTATAGATGGGGACCTTCTTCTTGCGCTTCCCGCCCGGGCCGTACTTCATGTCGATGAAGCGGATATATTTCGGGTAGGACATCGTCACGCCGCTGCAGGTGACGGACGGCTTCTTCCGGAAAGACGCGGCCAGATGTCCGCTGCGGTTCTGCAGGGAAGTGGCCGCGATGGCATTCTGTTTCGCAAGAAGAGCGGAGGACTGGGTGGACAGGACCTTCTGCAGGTCGTTTCGGAATTCATCTGAAAGCATAGCAATACAATTTTCAGCAAAGGAAAAGAAAAAGCCCCGTCCTCGAAAGGACAGGGCCGAACGATAATCCACATCCCGCTTCATCAATGCGGTATAAAGTAGCAGACGGCGGCAGGCTTGCCGTCACTGTCAATGACCATATATCCGGGAAGTTCCAAAGGGATTTCCCCACGCTTGGCCATACGGCGCAACTTGTATTCATACTGGCTGCGAGGCAGAATCACCGCCTTGTTGGCTCCGTTCTGGGGTCCGACCAGCTTGATGGTGACGTGTTCCCTCACGTCGAAGAGGCTCACGGCCGTTTCGAAGGCATACGCCTGCTCATAGTTCAATATTCTTGTCATTCCGATTCTGAATTAAAGGATGAAAAAATGATGTCCGCCACAAATGAAGACGATTCATACAGGCCCTGGCGGATGAGATCGAGAGTCTCCTCGTTCCTGGAAGACGAGAGCTCGGCGGCGCCCATCGACGAACGGATGAGGTGCAGCTGCTGGGAGCATTGCCTGAGGCTCAGAAGAAGGCTGAAAAGCCTGTCAGACACTTCAGTTTTCATAATCCGCCTCCCCGTCATTTTCAGGATTCCCGCCGACGATCCGATAGGCATCGACGCTCAGCAGGATGGATGCCAGTGCGCTGTATGACGCATGGGCATTGGAAAGATTGTTGAGAATGTCCGGAAGGAACTTCTCCACCTCGCAGCGGTCGGTCTTGACGGCCTTATCGCAGATGGACCTCACCGTGCTGACCGCATTGTCAATGGCGGCCATCCCCTTGAAGAGCTCGACGGCATCCATCTTCAGCATTTCGAGAGCTTTCATTCCTGTGGAGTCCTCCCCGCCTCGGCCTTCTGCTTGAGTTCGGCGATGTACTCCTCTGCCGCCTCCTCGTCCTCGAAGGTGGCGAGCTTGCTCTGCAGCGACGCGCGCTCATCATAGAGCATCTTGCGGAGCGACTGGATGAGGTCCGACATCTCCTGCATACGCTGCCCGTCGACAGGAAGACCCTTGTCGTCGTGGAGCCTCTTCAGAACGATAAATGACTTGTAATACTCGGATGCCCCATCGACGAGAGCATCCATCGCCTCATTGGCGCTTTCCAGAAGAAATCTGGAGAATTTAGAATCAGTGGCGTTAGACATAGCACAAAAAAAATAGGAGCCCTGTCTAACACCACCAACAGCAAGTTGAGTTGTTTGCCGCAGGTCACCCTTTTGGCGGACTCCTAAAATAAAATTCAAGCTATATATACAGTATTCCCAAGAGGGTACACTGACGCTTTGATGGTATTAGACACGGCAAATATATACATATTTTTTCATATCGTGCAACTTTTTTCTCATTTTATGCAAGTTTTTTTGAAAAGGATACGCGCGAATTATATCTCTGCGTATATGCCGCAT